TGAAGAAGTGTAATCCGTTCCATTGGGATACTTGGTCTCTTAAAACTAAGATAGTAGGCAAGACCTGCTGTAAGGCAAGGAAGAAATCTGAAAGGTACATCTGCATTTTCTAGTGCACTCTTATTAACATCTTTCAGACGCTTCATTCTATAATGCCTAAAGGTATAAGTGTCTGTAGAGTCAGGAACAGGGAAGAAGTATACCTTCATTGTATCTCTTCCCTTGAGTGTAGAAAACTGCGTGGGACGCCCTGATGTTGTTTTATCTGTGATGGCCTCGTATTCTTCATAAGGAATACGTGTCATCTGAAAATCATTAGAGTTAGAGGCTCTTCTGATGTAACCGCTGAGAACATCTACCGTGTCACTGTCTAGTGTATGCTCTGCTGTATCTGTAGTCAGGGTGGTAGACGCTAGGTCTGTTCCCCAGAGCAGCACACCTCTGTTCTGCCAATCAGTGAGAAGAAGATTAAGAGAACGTCTGGCAGTGATACCATCATTGCCTAGCTCTGGTTCTCCACCTATCATGGCAAATGCTTCTTCTATCACCTCATCTATAAAGAAGGTGGTATCAAAGTCTGTGGTAGTTGCAACTGCCATTATATGCTACCTGTTTCTCATGCGTGATGGATTTACAACTGGTCCACCTGTTTTTAAATTAGTTCTAGGAGCAGTGGCCATATAGCCTTTTAACTTTATTTTATCTATTGCTTTCTTTGTAGCAGCTGTAGCATCTTTATCGTACATATCTGCAGCTTTATCAAAAG